ACGGCCTTTGCACCGGTAGCGATGTCTGCAACAGCAGGGTTCTCGTACACGGGCATTCCGAGGATGGTCGAAGGGCCACCCACGGTTGGGTCGTAAATGTAACGGTCATCGTTGTCCTTCAACTTACGGATGAATCCGAGAGTAGAAGTGCTGACCTGAAAACCGCTGCCTGGGAGCATTCTGGCCATGCCATCAACGCTGTAAGCGAGGGTCAAAAGGTCATCTGCCGTGAACGCGTTGGTCGTTCCAGCGGTCACACCGGATCCTGCAACAGCCGTAACTGCAGCGTGGATAACCACGTTGGCGCGGGTACCGATTGCAACACCAGCCTGCTCAGCAACGTTAGCTTCAATGTCGAAGCCAGCGTCAGCAACCAGCTCGTTAGAGAGCTGAACGATGAACGCCTGCTTTGCAGGGTTCAGCAGGATGCTGGAGTAGGTGGGGTTTGACTCGCTGATAGCGGAGCCTTCGGTCACCTCGGAAGCGGTGCTGTAACCGGACATCACGGGGATGCGAAGGTCAGCGCCGCTGTCGCGAACGAATACCTCAGAAGTTTCGAGGTAGGGGCCGACAAGCTTGGCGAGGTTGAACACTCTATCGAGGAAATCAACGGGGACAGTGTTAGCGGAAGCAACGAGGGCACGCTTCTCAGAGTTCTTGAACTCGTGTGAACGAACCTCACCGCGGGCCATTGCACGGAAAATCTCAGCGTCACCGCGAGCTTCCTCAACAACCTCAAAACCGCGAGATGCCAAAGCAACCTCAGCGGAACGTTCTTCAGCCTTAGAAGCTGTTTCGATGGAACGCTGAGCGTTCTCGATGTCAGCCTCAATGCGCTCAATCTTGGTCAGCTCAGCTTGGTCAAGGCCACGACCTTCAGACTCTGCTCCGTCAATGACTTCGCGGATCTGCATGGTCAGATTAGCCTTAAGCTCCTGCTGGCGCTTAACGAAATCGGACATTAGTAGTTCTCCTAAATTGGAATTGATTATGGTTTCGCAGTCGCGTTGACGCGGAACAGCTACCGCAGCGTTGACGCTTATCGGATAACTACAATTCTAAACCAGCGCTTGCACGCCGTTCAGGAAAAAGAAAACCCCCACCAGGGAAAGGGTGGAATACCTGGCAGGGGCGAACCCGTTCTAGCGCTTCTCAGCAACCTTCATGACACGGGTTTCTTTGGTTGGCTCCTCATCGAGCGCAACAATAGCGCGAGCCCACTCATCAGCCAGCTCCTTGATAGGGCCAGAAGAAGGATTGCCCGCAACCTTCAGAATGGTTTGCTCGATCTGTTCTTTAGTAGCCATCATTCCCCCATCAGTAGTTCTAGCTTCTTCTTCTTCAAAGCGAGCATCTCAAGGCCGTAGTCATCCTGCTCAGCTTCCTCAGCCGGTGCCAGCTCGTCAATAACAGTCTGCAACAGGTTGCGGTCATCGGGCGTAATGTCCTCACCGTTCTCCACCTTCAGGAGCGCGTCAGCCAAAGCGTCGGCGTCAACACCGGCACGCTTAGCAATCTTGTCCAAACCGCGCATCGTGGCAGTCCCATTCGTTTCAGGGTAAGCGGGGAACGCCACGCCGACAGAAACCTCGTGCAAGCGCACAGACTTCAAAACCCGCTCCGTACCCTCAGCGTTCCATTCATCCCCACCACGGGCAGGCATCGAGAAACCGAAAGAAAATCCTGTGACATCGCCCCTGCTAATGGATTCACGAGCGTCGCGCCCTGCAGTGTTGTTTGGCAGCAGAGCAGATACTTTCAGGCCACGCTCATCCTCAGTCAGAGTCATCGTGCCAGCTCTGGTCGAACCCAACACGATGTCCGAGTTGTGATTCCACAACAGCTTGATGTCGTTGCGGGCTTTCAGTGACGAACGGAAAGCACCAGGCTTGATGGTTTCGGTGAATCCGCCCAAGTTCTCGCTCCGAGAGTTGAAAAGTGCCGCATAACCCTCGAGGCGCATTCCGTCGCCTTCTTCACGAACCTCAAAGTCGTCAACTGCAACAATGCGCGTTTCTAGCTTGCTCAAAGCCTCGCCCCTCGCTCTACCTTCGTTTTCTTCTTCAATTCTACCAACTACCCCTTCAGCGTATGCCAGAGCGCGTTCAGCGGAACGCTTGGAACCGCCACCGCCCCACAAAGCCATTGCCACAGCACCCGGCCCAGGATAAGCGTCGTTCCCTGGAGTGTTTTGTGGTGCATCCATGTCAACAAGGTGACGGGCAATCCAAGCACGAATCCGAACCCACTTGTCAGCCGTCACGTTCCCCTCAGACATGGCGCGAGCTTCACGGATCGTGCGGTCAACCACACCATCCCCGCTAAGGCCTTCACGGTGCCACTCAAGGCCTCTGCGGGCACTCGCACGCATATAAGCCGGAGGGTTCAAATCAACCTGGCGAACTTCCTCAACATCCTCAGACCGCTCCGGTGCAGGCTTGAACTCGTCACCCTCATACGTTCCACCAGGCTCCATGTCCTCAGCAAGGCTCACCGCAACCATCTGCTCCACCGCAGCATCCTGCGACTCAGCACAAGCCAAAAGCTCCCCATCCTCTTTCACCACTGACCAACCAGGGCAGTCAGGGTGACGATCACTAATGAAATAAGGCATAGGTTATGTTTTCCTAATGTCTAAGACACCGATTTCGAGGCCATCAGGATCACTGATTGCATAAAGGCGGTCACCAGGGCCAAGTGTCAAAGTAATTGATTCGCCAGGGTCAAGGTGTGGGGCATTACCAGTGCCGACAGCTGATGAGCCGAAATAAACGTACTCATTCGAGCTTTTCGTCATATTGTGCAGGTGAACCTCGTGGGGTTCGTTATCCCATCCAACAATCTCTGTTGGTGTGGTGTCGGATAGGGTGACCAGTCTATGAATTAGAGCCATTATTCGACCTCGTAGACAGCGCTCGGGTTCTCAGGGTCAATCTGTGACACCGGCTGAAGTTGCGTCGAAGCAAGCCCAGTGTGAGCAATCGGATCCAGGCCAACAGCGACAAGAGCCTCAGCCGGGTCATAACCGGACAGCACAAGCACCTGCGCCATTTTCACGCGCTTCTCGTCAGCGATAAGGTCAGCAGCCTCAATGTTCATGTTTGCTAGTGGCACGCGCACCTGCGAAGCAGCCGGGTCTTCAATGTCAGACAAGTCCTCAAGGCGACGAACATCATTAATCGTCAAGAAGCCAGCCTGAAGCCCAGTGCTATAAGCCGAAAGCCTGCTCTGGAGGTCAGCCCTTGCGAGGCCGTCAAGGTTGAACTTGATGAACGCCGTTTCCCCACCAGGGTAACGAGCCATCAGCGGGGAGAAAGCACCCTCAAGCTTCTGCACAATCGGGCGAAGGGTGTGAGTGATGAACTGCAAGTTATTCTGCTCAACGCTCGCGTAAGTTGTTGTGCCGGGGATGTTCAGCATGTTCGCCGGGATATTGAAAGCTCGCGCCACATCCTCTACAGCAAGCCTGCGGGCCTCAATGCTCTGAGCGCCTTCAGGATCCACCTGCGTAGTCTTGAAGGTTGCCCCACCGGACAGGATTCCGGTGCGGTGACCGCGCCTCCAACCCTTGTGCTTCACATCGAACGAGTTGCGGAGGTTCTCAGCCTGCTCAGCCGTCAAGTTGCCGGGGAACTCGATAACACCGCCCAAGTTTGTTCCCTGACCGAAGAAGGTTGCAGCGAACCGCTCCAGGGCGAGTGCAAGACCGAAGTTCTCCTTCAAAGCCTCAACACGGGACACACCACGAACATGCCCAGGGCGAAGCACGTCGGGCAAGAAAATCATTTCCTCTTTAGTCAGAGGCTTCGACTCACCCTCAACCTCGAAGATGAGTTCCTGGCGGGCGTTACGCTTCACCGTCACAGTCTTAGGGTTCAACACAATCAAGTTCGCAATCGTGCCATCACGGGCCGGGATGATACGAACAAACAGGTTGCCGTCGAGGAGCAAAGACACAATCGCCGAGTTGTAGAACGCTGTCCGAGGGAGAGCGATGTCGGGCTGGCGTACCCAATCCGGTGCGGGCCGGAAAGCGCGACGTTGCCCATCAAGTCGAATGTACGAATCCAGCGGGAGCGTGCTGATCGTGTCAGCGATAAGGCTCACAGCGGAATAGACCGCGTTCACCTGGAACACAGTCTTACTGTCAACGTAAGTGTCAGACAGGTTGCCGAAAACTAGGTCATCGCCAGCCTCGAAAACAGTCTGATAAGAAATGGCACGCTGTTCAAACAGCTGATTCAGAAACACGGATTATTTCCCCAATGCGAAGCCGACAACCAACAAGAAAACCCCACCAACAATCAAACCGGCAGGAACACTGAACAACAAAGCACCCACCGTTATAGCGGTCATGCCTGCAACCTGCACACTTGTAGCCATTTCGCCCCTAACCGAAAAACTCAGGAATGACCTGTTCTTCTATCTTACCGGAGGCGCGGTCATGAGCCAGAATCGCAGCGACAGCCGCGTCGATTTTCCTCGGTGAGTTCGGGTTCTCTTTCTTGATATGCGGGCCAGCCGGAGTCAACTTGACAGCTGTGTTACCGATATGCCGGGCAAGCAAAGGGTCACCATCATGCACAATCTTCTTCTCCGCAACCGCATCATAGAAACGAGCACAAGCCTTGATCATGCGCTGCGGGGATTGCGGGAAAGAAACCACCGGGAGGCCCTTGTTCTCCAGCACCTCCATAGACCGTTGCCACCGGAACGGGTCACACGCAATCTCACGAACGGTGTGCTTCTGGCAGAAGTCCATGACAGTCTGCTCCACCTCACCAATGTCAATACGCCAGTCGTCAGGGTCGTGCTCCAAATCCTTCTCCCACGCCTTCACAAGAAACACCTTCACCGAATCACCCTCCACCTTCGGGATAACAGCACCCACAATTACCGAAGCGTCACCGTTATAGGAACCGTCGAAGCCGAGAACAATCTCATCGTCGGAGGTTAGGGTTACCTCACCAGCGCACTCATCCCACGAACCCGCCGGGAGCCACGTTTCTACACTCGACACCCACTGATTGCAGCGCTTGATTCGAAACTCGGCCTCGGGTGTTCGCCGGATAGCAGACTCGAAATCGGATTCAGCGTTCAGGTCACCGAACCCAGGGTTTGCTTCATCCCAGGTTTCTCTCAACCGGTGGTCACCCTCGGACTCCCACCAAGCCATGAAAAATGTCGGGTCTTCCATCTCGCCTCGTGCGATTTTCTGTCCCATCTGATACAAATTGAAAGCTATTCCATCGCGCCCGCTGCGATCACTTCTTACACCAGCAGTTGTGATGGCTATCATCGTCGAAAGTTTTCCACGCGCACCCATAGCCAGAGAGAACACGTCAAACAGTTCACGATCTGGTTGGGCGTGCAACTCATCAAAGATGACCGTCGTCGGCGATAAACCTTCTTTGGTCACAGACTCGGCAGAGAGTACGCGATAGACCGAGTTGAACTTCGGCAGCTCAATCGCGTCACGATACAACTTTGTTATGGCAGAGAGTTCGGGCGATGCC